GTAGAATAATTATTAAAGATGATGTTCACTCTTTACAAGTAATAGCCGATCTACAGACAGGGGTTGAAGAACACAAGGCTGATAAAAACAATCCTCATGAAGTAACAAAAGCTCAAGTCGGTTTAGATAAGGTAGAAAACAAATCTACTGCAACTATCAAGTCTGATTTTACTGGTGCTGTTGCTAGGGGCAATACAAAATTTGTAAAGGGCGGAGATGTTTATACTGCCATTGAGGCTATTAAGAAAACTGATAGCGAGGCTAGGTCTGACGACGAGACTATAGCAGGAGCTAAAAAGTACGCAGAAGAGCAAGCAAGTAATGCTGTAGAGACACTTGCTAATGGTCAAGTAAAGACTAACAAAGAAGCAATTGAAGGCCTTCAGAAAGCTCTTGGTACTGATACTACAGTAGGGCCTGAAGATACGTCTATTAAGTCTAGGGTTGATAACCTTGAAAAAGAGTTTGATGATCCTACCGGCCGTGTAAAGGTTGCTGAGGATAAAATTGACGTTCTCATAGGAGATACTGGTACTATTGCCGCAGGCGATGCTGCTACTCTTGATTTAGCTAAGAGCTACACTGATGATGAGATCGATAAGCTTAAGGCTAGAGATACCGAAATTGCTGGTAACGTTACTGCTCTTCAGAGTATCGTTGAGAATGGCAGTAATTCTAATGCTAACTTAAGACAGGCTATTACTGAGCTTCAGACTCTTACTGGCGAGGTCGGTGCGATTGAGCGCGCTATTGAGGCTGTCGATGAAAATCTTCAAACTAATTATTTGTCAAAAACAGATGTCGAGGGCACAAAGCTTGGTATTTATGCAGTAGCTTTTGATCTAAGCAAGTATTCTGGAAATCCTGAAAGCTTGAGTCCTGAATTTAAAGAGGCTACCTCACGTCCGATAGTATTCATCTCAGGATGCTCTATGCTACCAAGTCCTCCAGACGGTTATGCTTGGTTTGACAGTGCAAATGAGGATGCTCTTAAGGTTGAAGCTATAACTACAAATATAATTTTATATTTAAAGGAAAGTAATACTTCAGAAGAAACCATCTGAGATTATTGATTAAATGATAAAAATAAGTCCTGGTCAATTGACCAGGACTTATTTTTATATCAGGTTTTATTATTTAAAGTAATCACCGTAAGATACGTCAGTAAGTACTGCCATATCATATTCAAACTCAACAGAGAGTTTACGTTTGCCGTCATTTTCACGGTCAAACTCAGAATCGCCGACCTTCTTTACGAAGATACCACGAATTTCCCACTCACGGATAAGAACGTAGTCCTGAGTATACTCACGAAGGTAAGCAGTCTTCTTGTAGTCTTTCATACGTCCACCCATACGAGTATATGGATTATACGCGAGGTATAGCCAGGAGATCATGATATCCTTGGTATTAACTCCGACGATATCATCAACTTCAAGGGTACCGCTATCCCAAGTAGGTACGCCAGCGAACTTAACTACATCATTACCACGACGGTATTCATGAGTCTCAACACTAAACTGAGGCACAGAAGTCTTAGTAACATTGAGTCTTAAAATATCAGACGCATTAGCATCGTTAAGCTTAAGTGCGGTTTTATCATCGTCACCAGACTCAGTAGGTTTACGTAGGTTAGATAACTGAGCAGTAGGAACGTCTAGAACGAAGAACGCTGTTCTAGCTGCTTCATAATTCTGGAGCTCTGTGGCAATATGGTAAGAGCCTAGAGCTTTATCAACATTAATATAATTTGGCATAAGTTAGTTTCTCCTTTCTAAGATTAGGACTCAGTAACAACCGCGCCCTCAAGGCTATCTTCGAGGTATAGACCAATATCAAAGTCTTCAACTGCCTCAATAGGAACGATACGAATTCTAGCTTTAAGAAGAGCTTTGCGATCCGTTGGATCTTTTACAAACTTATAGTCTTTAATTCCCTGATCTGCTTTCATAGCTTCTAGGGTAGGAGTAAGTAGGCTACGGAAATCAGTCCAGAGCTTGTCGCTGTTAGGATCGAAAGTTAAACGACGGCAGGTAGTATAAACCTGTTTCTTAATAGTAGTGCAGAGCTGACGAATATTTAGGAAGTGCTGTGCAACAAGGTCGCCATCAGAAGCACCTCTAGTGCCAAGCTTCTTACCGGTTCTGTTGCCCCAGAGATAATATGCACTCTTAATCTTGATGATTAAGTTAATAGCAACAGTGGTATTAACATCAATATATTCCTTAGGAGTAACTTCGTTACCTTCCTCATCAACTTTCAATTCCTTATCAACCTTAAGCATGAATCTAGGCTCAAGAGACTGAACAGCAATTTCACCAAGCTTACAGCCAGTAGTCTGAATAGTGTACTTAGAAACGCCACGAGTATAACCTGCATTTGCATACCACTCAGCATAATTATTGTTATCAGAATTTGCTGCACAAGCGAGATAGTGGAAAGATGCTGGGAATGTACTGTTATTATAAATAGTGTCCTCAGGCATGATATAAGTTACATAAGGAGCAAATACTGCTGCATAGGTACTAGCCCATTTAGCTGCTTCTTTTGCAAGAGGTGTGATAGCCTGAGACTGAGTTTTATCCTCATATGCTGCACAGTCAAGGTCAATAAGAGCGATACAGTCACCACGTCCATCCTTGATGCTTGCGTCATCAAGTAGAACTTCTGCACTATGATCAGCGATACTTAGAATACAAGAGTTTGCACCATCATTGTTGGTAAGAAGACCGGTAACAAGATAACGGAAATCATAAGTAGACTTATCTCTTAAGCACTCCCAGAAGTTAGGGTCAGCAAGTTCACTAATAGCTGCAGAATGCTCTGGCTTGAGATAATTAACTTCTTTAGACTCATCCCAATTATCAAATATATCATATTTTATGACGCAGTTTTCAGCATTGTTAGCATCATAAGCTTCATATACATACTTAATGAAAGCGTCAGCATTATTTTCTGACATTCTCTTAAATAAGACTGTATAGCCGAGTCCAAGTAGCTCGTAAGCCATTTGGTTACCATAATGAGTAACTTTATCCTCTAGCCAAAGGCCGTTAGTACCTTCCTTATTAGTCTCAATGACATAATAAGTATCATATTCTGCTGCAACTACAGGCTGAATATCTAGGATAGTCCCATCAACAGTAGGGTATTGTGCTAAAACAGACTGGCCATCAAGATTAATAACTACCTGCTGATAAATGTAGTTAGTGTCCTTAAGCTTACCAATTCTACCGGTAGTATTAGCAATAGAATGGTAAATACCATAAGAAGTAGTAGATGCCTGATTTTCATCTTCTGGTTCATCTTCAGGCTCCTCAGTAGACTCATCTGCGATTGCAGCGGGAGCCCATGCATATTCACCTTTGAGTAAGGCATTATACGCAGCTAAAAAAGCTTCTCTTGATTTAAACTGTGTGCCATTACCGTCAACGATTGGAGCAGAATCATCAACAAGGTTTGGGTTATACTTAATTATATAGGAAATAGTTGGAGCAACTGCATCTCTTTGTACTTTGCTTGTAATTACCTCAGCAGCTCTCTTACCTACATAATTTACAAAGTCGGTCTGACTGCTACACTCGTAAATACCGTTCTCGTCAAAGACACTCTCGTCATAAGTGTCACCGACAAAACCAGGCACGACAACAGAAAAGTTCTCGTATTCACCAGTGCCAGCTTTAGTTAGATCATACTCATTAATATTAATCTTAGGCATTTGGATTTGTCTCTCCTTTTAATAGTTTTAATATATCAAGTTTAAATTTTAATCCTTTGAAATATCAATTAATTTAGCATATTTTTTTAATAGAATCCATAATCTATATGCTCTCTCTCTCCATCGGTATTGACGTATTAGAGTGCTCAAGCTCTTGACCGTCTAGTCTCCAGTTCTTTCTATAAGGAATGCTAAATAAGAATGCATCATGAAGTTCAAACTGGATTGTCCATCTTGTAAATTGACCACTGAATACTCGTTCGCTTATCGAGCTAGTGTTGGCTATATTACTTAAGATTCTTATATAGGCTGTATGTTCTATCTTAAATTCTCTATAAGGAATTTCTATCTGTAACAATGGATTATTTATTAACTTAAATAAAAATTCTCTTACATACTCTTCACACTCTTCTGCAGTTTTTGCATAAATATCCAACTGGTATTCTGGCCGTATGGGAATCACATTCAGGTGGTATGTACCCTCCGGTATGTTAGCCATAGCTTCTTGAAATGCTTTACCTTTTAGCTGTGAAAAATCGCTTTTCTGATTTTCAGGCACTAGTCTAATGCCTTCATAGGATTTTGGATTTTTAACCGTCATTAACAATTCTAGTTCGTCTTTTCTAGATACTGCGATAAGTGGCATTTGAAATGCAGCTTCTTTGTTGTCCTCTGCAGTTAGCTCAAAAAACTTTTTAGTCTCATCTGGATGTAATATATGTAAAGGAGATGCTTCAGGCAGCCAACGTCTTAGCTTTGTTACAATTAAATCATCGTAATAATGAATAGCCATATTTTACCTCCTTATTCTAAATTTAACATATCTTTTAATATTCGGCTACCGGCAATACGTCCGGTACCATAGGTTATAATTTTAGCAATAGTATTTAGAGTAGGATCTGGGATCTTTACTATAATTTCTTGCTTCATATTAAGATTATAGCTGGTATTTTGCAATATATCTAGACATGCTTGACGCAAAGAAATCCCATAATTTTCTTGCAAATATCTTGATAATAACAGCTCACTTGGGCCAAATGAATGCAAAATAAGCTGTAAGCGGGCTTTTTTCTTTGCCCTATGTATTAGTAAGTCTTTGTTTGGGCAAGAGCTTTTTATTATAAAAAACATTAAGATTTTCCTGTAGTAGCAGGCATTTTAGCTGATGGGTCTTTTGCTGCAATAGCACAAAGTAGCTCATCTACCTGTTTTGCTGAATAAGTTATTTTGCCTAGTTTTAGTAGTTCCTTTGCGGTATTAAACTGCTTACTTGTTACACCTTCAAGTGTATCACGATAAGTCATTAATGCTTTTTTCTCAGCGTCTTGTAATGAACCTAAGCATTTATCATTTAAGATTGGCAATACATCATAAGCAACAGTAAAAGTTTGTCTAACTGACTTAATATCTTTAAGTGCATCTACTATAGCTTTAATTAGCTTATCATCTGCTTCCGGCTTAGCTGAAAGATCTTTTCCGGTAAAGCTGGAAAATCTAGTTTTTGCCTTAGCAATATCTACTAAAGGACCTTTGGCTTTTACTTTTGATAACAACAAGTTTATTCTTTCAGGAGATATTTTATTTATATCCTGACCATCAACTGCTTCCTTTTCTTTAAGGAGATCTTCTGCTCTTGCTTGTAATAAACTA